GATAATAGCATTATTGTTAGGGTCAAAAGTACCGATTCTGGAGTGGTTAGTGAAGTGGTAAACGTTGAGTTGGTCATCAACAAGGAACTGTTGTCCGTTAAGGTTAAGGACAGAGACTTGAGTATTATCGTCATGATTAAGATTGTCGTTGTTGGAGTTTAGCTTAGAAGGCTTTTGCTTAACAGACTTTTCCTTAATAGGCTTTTCCTTGGTTTCCTTAACAGACTTTTCCTTGGTTTCCTTAACAGACTTTTCCTTAGTCTCCTTAACAGGCTTTTCCTTGGTCTCCTTAAGAGGCTTTTCCTTGGTCTCATTAAGAGGCTTTTCCTTGGTCTCCTTAACAGGCTTTTCCTTAATAGGCTTAGGAGGACCGTTAGCGAGTTGAACCATCTCGTTAACAAATGCATCCTCAGAAGAAGCAACAGGCTTTTCCTTCTTGGCACGAGGCTTCTTCTCCTTAGGCTCCTTCTTAGGCTTAGCGGCAGCCTTAGCCTCAGCCTTGGCAGCCTTCAAAGCCTCCTTGTTGCGATCCTTGACAAGCTGTCGGATGTTCTTGTTGACATCCTTGGACTCATCGAAGAATGCCTGTACAAAAGCCTGTTGAGAGTCAACATCAGCAAATAGATTGAGCTTCTCGATGAAGAGAGCCTCATCGACAGCAGGTGCATCAGGATCCTCGTTGAGCTTCTGCATAAACCAATAACCAAAGTGAATGAACTTACCAAACTTGGCAGGAAGAGTAGGAGTACGAGGCTTCTTCTCCTTGACCTCAACCTTAGGAACAGATGCGGGAGTAGACATAGCGGACATTTTCAAAAGATAACTGGGATGGGATAGGGTATCAATTGTATCTTGGAAACTTTTTTGTTCAATTTTTTATGTCATTTTCTGTCGATCCTGGCAAAAACCCTCCCTTTTCAGTATTGGTTTTTGTTTAATTTTTTTGACGAAAATTCGAAAACTTTTATGATGATTCTTCGAGCGATAAGTACAATACTAGGATTCCGATATCCTACTCATTTCCCGACTACCATTTAGCTGCATATATGCAGCCATTTTAATAGAAACATAATTAATAATTTAATATATTAATAATTATGTGGTATTTTGTTCGATTTTCCTCTTCGAAAATTTTTGTATTAAAGTAATAGTAGAATTCATCCCAGGTTTTTTTTATAGAAATTTTTAAGACATTTTAATAGAAGTGTAAAATATTTTATTAACAATTGATGTTGTTTTTTTATTCGATTTGACCCTTCGAATATGATTTGTATTAAATTATTCGGTTACGTTTATTAATAAAAATGTTACTAGAAATTCGATATCCTACTGGTTTCCCGTCAACCATTAACACCATATATGCAGCCGGTTTTAATAGAAAATTTAAATTAAATAATTTTGAGATTACCCTTTCGAGATGACCCTTCGACTTGACCCTTTCGAGTTGACCCTTCGAGATGACCCTTTCGAGTTGACCCTTCGAGATGACCCTTTCGAGTTGACCCTTCGAGATGACCCTTTGATATACATATTCGGTTCTGAAACATTTTGACTAAAAAAATGCCGAAATAATGACTGCATATATGCAGCAAAAGAACCACTCGATATCCGATATCCTACTCGTTTCCCGACAACCATTATACGAGGGGTTTCGCACGTATTATACAGAGGGTATAATACGGGGGTATATTGGGCGAGGGGGCTCAACGGAACTCGGTCGTCGAGGACGAAGGGGGCTCGAGTTTTTTCGGTCGTCGAGTCTTCTTATCCCAACAGAAGAAGGTCGAGTTCCCACATCTTTAAGGAGGAGCAACTGTTTGCTCACAACGAAAGGTGACCAAAAACCCTTCTTCAACCAATCAACACATTAGGATTCTCAAAAGGAACAGTCTCCTTATCTACAACAGTTTCCTTAGCAATAACCTTGACAATTTTCTCACGTAGCCTTTCCGGGTTCTCATTCCCACAAACATTACGCAGTATCTTATCTCTCATAATATATTCGGGTGAATCCAAGACCACAACATCCGGGTTCTCTTGTTGCCATTCCGGTATCTTTCGCCAGTTTTTATCTTCAACGATTCGAATCACGTTCTTTAATTTCGAGTTTTCTTTATCATCTTTATTCCAAGCATCTTCCTCTTTTAAATAGATAACTTCGCGTTTTAAATCGGTACAATGGATAGGTCGTTTTGTAATATCCAATGTATTTAATTGTTTTAATACAATATCCGAAATACCTTTGACATAACCATTTGTTCCAACACTTTCAAGATCTTCCAACGAAATCCTTATATTATCTATAAACTCTTGTATAGTTATAGCGTCTTTGCAGGTATCATTAAGAAAGAATTGTAGATTAAATTGCTTTTGATTATTATTTTGAGTCATATTTCCATTATTTACGATCTTAGGTTCTTTGGAAAGTTCAATTACTTTCTCCACCAACTTGGTCTGATTTTTCTGACTTTCTATACTCTGTTTTTGTTGTTCTATCAATAAGTTTTGAATATCCTTATTTTGTTTTATAAGTTCCATAATTAAAGTAGGGTTTGTTATATCCATCGGAACAATAGTATTTTCTATAGGTTCTAAAGAACAGGTTTTTCTATGTTTCCATAACCCAACTCTAGAAAAGTATTTTTTACTGCATGTATCACAGACAAATTCAGATGGCATTTTTTTTGTTTCCAAAGTGTTAACATTTGTTAACTTCTTGTGTTTCGCAGTCAATAAATGTTTAGTATAGTTACTATTTTTACAGGTATTATAGTCACACTTTTCGCAACAATAATTAACGGCTACTTTCTGGCTACTTTTTGTTTCCATTTGTTAATAATATATGTTAACATAAAAAGTTTCTAAATAGATTTTACAAAACTATAAAAAAATTACGCAGCGACCATTTTCAATAACTTTTTCACATTTTACTGCATCTCAGTCACAAACACCATTTTTGCCCCCTTTTTCCAAAACTATTTTCAGAAAAGTAAAAATGGACAAAAATAAATGTCCTTTTTGAAAATCATCCCCGACTTTTTTATTTTATGTTAATAGAAATAGAATTAAAAAATCAGTTGATTTATGACATTTTTTTCTATTAAATATTATTTTAGATATTTACCGTAGAATTACTACAACGTTTTTTGATAAATGGTCGGCATGGACGAACCCCGATTTGCGGTCGGACACCAACCGAGAATCCGGGGTTTTTACATAGTTTTCAATAGAACTATGTAAAAATTAAAAATTATAAGGAATAAAATAATCGGCGTTTTACACCCTGAAGATTATAAACCGCCTTCGGCGGTTCAGTCTTCATGGTCAACGTTACCGATAAATGAATTAAAACGCACCCTACGGGTGCGGATTTAAATCTTCATCGGTGTAAATGTCTAAAAGTGTAAATGTTAATCAGTGTAAAAATGGATATAAAATAATAGTTTACTATTAATTTAATGAGTAAACTTCTAGTTTTATATGTATTTCATGAAATAAATGAAAGAGTTAGAAATTTTATAAGAACCTGTATTTTTTATGATGAGAATATTGATTTCGTTTTGATAATGAATAATAAAAATATAGATATTGAAGCTCCCTCGTATGTTAAAAAAATATTCAGAGATAATGTTGGTTATGATTTTGGTGGATGGAGTGAAGCATTATTAATAAATGAACTATATAAAAAATATGATAAATTTATATTTGTTAATTCATCTGTTATTGGACCTTTTCTGCAATCTAATTTTAAAGGGAATTGGACAGATATTTATATTCATGGACTACAAGAAAATGTGAAATTATTTGGTAGTACAATAAATACATGCTATGATCCATTAAATAAAGCACATGTCCAATCTTATATTTTTGCTATGGATAAAAAAACACTAGAATATTTAATAGAATGTAAAATTTTTAGCACCATGAATCATGACAATTCCTTTTATAATACAATATGGAATAAAGAAGTATTAATGTCTAAAAAAATTATTGAAAAAGGATGGAATATAGGATCATTATTACCATGTTATAAAAACGTTGATTTTACGTTTTCAAATAAAGACCATTGCTCTTATAATATAAATTTTTTAGATGATGTTATGTATAATAGATTTCGTGGTTCTTTATGGAATGAATATGATCTTGTTTTTATAAAAGGTAATAGAGATATTCAAGGAATTTTAGATGTACCTATAGATGTAACGTTAGATGAATTTTTAATTGAAATAACAAATAACAAACTAGGTGTTGAAATAGGAGGTCCTTCTAATAATGCGAATATTATTTATAAAAATGCGATTAATATAGATAATGTTATTTTTTCAAAAGATACTATTTGGGGTAGTCATACAAATGAATATAATTTTTACTATAATAAAAAGGGAAAAGTTATTATTAATGATGCTGTAGATATTTCACTAGTTCAAAATGAGAGTTATGATTTTTGTTTCGCTTCTCATTCATTAGAAAATATAGCAAATCCATTAAAAGCAATAAATGAATGGTTAAGAATAATAAAAAATAACGGTTACATAATTATTGTTGTTCCTGAAAAATCTGCTTGCTTTGATCATAAACGAAAATATTCAAAATTTTCAACATTATTATCGCAATTTAAAAATAATGTGGGTGAGGATGATTTATCTACGCTTCCTGAAATATTAATGAATCATGATTTAAGTATGGACCCTCCTGCAGGCGATTTAGGTGCATTTACAAAAAGAAGTTTAGATAATTTCAATAACAGATGTTTACATCATTATGTTTATAATGACGATTTATTAATGGAAATTTGTAATTATTTTAAATGTAAATATATATTTAAAAACACACAAGGACTTGATAGATGGTTTATAATGAAAAAGATATAAAGGTGAAATTTTGTGTTTTCGCAAAAGTATTTAATAAACACACAAAGATTGGGCTTCGGGAAAGTTAATATTCCCTGAACTTTATAAATAAGTATTATTTTACATAGTTTTCAATAGAATTATGTAAACTATAATATTTTTCAGAAGTTCGTTTTCCAAATTTCGCAAATTATATTTGAGAAACGAACATTTTCAAAAAACGCAAATTTTTACATAGTTTTCAATAAAACTATTTAGACCTTCAGTATAAATGGAAATTGGTTTACAACACGTTTTTTTTACATAGTTTTCCATAAAACTATGTAAAAAAAAATAAATAAATCCCATTCTTTATTCTATTCATATTTTTCACATAAATTTTTTGCATAGTTTTTAATAGAACTATTTATTTTTATGTTTCATATGATGCATAAATACGATAGTAGCAAGTAACATTTTTCTTATATATATTTATTATGCACTCTAATTTTATATCTTATCCTGTAATAAAACTTTTAGCACAAGAATCTAAGAAGGAACAAGAGAAAGAATCAATAGAAAGTAAATCATCAAAATATACAGAGTGGTTATCTATGTTTTATCATACATTTTTCTCAACAGGTATAGAAACAAATAAAGAAAAAGAGACATAAAGAAAACTCCATAATATACCATAAGCCCTTTTAGCTTAGTGGTAGAGCACCAGTCTTGTAAACTGGAGGTCGCGAGTTCAATTCTCGCAGAGGGCTTCTCTAATATTTATATTGTGTTTTTCGAAAACTTTTATGTAGCAGTTTTCGAAAAATTGACCAACAACTTCTATCAATAATGTATAACAAAAAACCAAAAATGGAACCAATAATCGAGTGTCCCCACTGTAAAGATCTAATTATCATAGAGAAACTTAACTGTGGAATATTTAGACACGGTCAATACAAGAACACAGGAAAACAGGTTGGACCACATTCGTCAAAAGAAAAATGCGAGGCACTAATAAAAAACAACGCAATATATGGATGTGGTAAACCTTTTCAAATAGTTATAGAAAATAATATTAAATTAGTAAAAAAATGCGGATATATTTAAAAATAAAAATATCTATAATTTTATGGAGATATCTTATGACCAAGTAAACCCGTTTCCTATCGCAACAGATAAATATTTATTCTTTGATATTTTTCATAAAAATAACGAACTCTATTTGATTTGTCCAGTATATACGTTTGATATGACAGAAATAGAGAATAGAATAAACTCGATCTTTATAAAAAGCGAGGATAGAGAATTGGAAATAAAATTAAAAATATATAAAATTGCATATGAACCAACGCTTATTCTTATTTATAATTTTAATTCCCAGGAGACTATAAATAAGATAACTGTAAAATACAATAACCTCACAAATATTTATAAACTATGTCATAGACAAACTACAAAAAATAATTATCTTGCAGTAACCACATTATTTAAAGAGGATTATAAATCAATAGACATTTTTTATGATTATTACGAAAAACATGGATATGATCATTATTTTATGTATTATAACGGAAAGTTAACAGATGAAATAAAAACGCTTTACAATAAACCAAATATAACATTAATAGAATGGGACTTTCCTTATTGGAATGAAGATGGATGGACAACATCAATTCAGCATCACGCCCAATTAGGACAAATGCATAACGCTATCTATAAATATGGGAAAAATGAATTCGAATATATGGCATTTCATGATTTGGATGAATATTTATATCTTCCGAATAAAATAAGAATAAAAGATTTTATTCACGAATCTAACCTTGTTTTTTATGGATTTTTAAATATATTTTCCAATACAGTAGACTCATCTGGGAATACCATTATTCCTAATAAAATGCCAAATCAAATATTAGTAGATAAAATTGCATGGCCATTTTGCAAATGTTCTAAGGTAATATACAAATTAGATAGAATAGCAACAATAGGTATTCATCATCCAAGAGAATTTACAGATTCAGAAGAAATCTCATATAACACAAGTAGTGTTATGCTTCATATGCAATCTTGGTCAGGTCGCACAAGGAAAGAAATAGTTTTTAACCCGATAACTATAGAATTAATAGACGAGTAGCAAACACCCACGTTCAAATAGCATTATCAATATTTCTTACAAAGACAACAAAGAAAACCATAATCAAAGTATTAAACCGACGCCGATAAATATTATAGAGCTTGATGCCATCCCAATTTTTCTTTCCCATAAACATTTGGTATTGCAAATAAAGAGTAACTAGAAACACAGCACTATAAAGAATATCAGCCTGTAGATGAAGGTGATATTGAAAGAGGTCTTTCACAACACCAGTATCTGTAATAAACTCTTCATTAATTCCACGAATTAAGGATGAACTAAAAGCTTGGGAAGTAATAATATTACGGATAGGCGTAAAGCCATTCGCAAGAATAAAACCAGATTTCAAGAGCATTTTGTAAATATATTTTTTTAAAATATAAAAAAATATACGAAGATTTCAATTTTCTAGCAGGGAACCGTAAAAGCTTCGCGGGTCGGTTCCCTGCTAGAAAATTGACCCAATCAAACCTTTTATTTTTATACATAACCATGAATAATACTATCGAAAATCAAGAAATGAAATCAAATAATCTATATGAAAAACTATCCTTATATCCAATCATAAAAGACCCTGAAAGATATCCTAAAAGAAAAACACCAAACGACACAATCACGCCTCACGATATGATAATTGCAAACCTAGCGAATCTAGTACCAAATTTAACTATAGGATATCAAATGAATATGGAAGCCAATCAACTCATCGATTGGGTAAATGCATCAAAAAGCTATGTAGAAAAAATAAATAAATCTTTCCAGGAAAAATGTGAAATAAAGCTTAAGAAAATCATCAGCATAGAAGAGCACAAAGAACGTGCAAAACAACTCGATATGAATAAACTTGACAAATTACCAGAAGATATTATTCGTTACATTCACGATTTCCTTTTACCAGAAACACGACTCGTATTATTGAGAGCCAGATATCCAAACCTGAACACAAATATTATGAAACTCAAACTACCACAACTAAAGAAATTCTCAGCAAATATACAGAAGAAATATTACGACCCGATGATGAGATATTCGGAAAAACACAATAGACTAAAATGTTTACCGGAAGGATTTTATCTGCGATTTAGTGTAACCAAAAAACAGAACTTTCTAGAAAATATCGAAAAGTTTATGGGAACATGTGAGAGAGCAGTTGCACATAGTGAAAGTGATTACCGATATTTTCAAAGAAAAACACTAAGAATATTAAGAGCAATTATTTATGTAGCAAAAAGAAAAAATGTGCTAGATAAACCTTATGCGCCAGAACTAGAACCACCGCCCACAGAAAAAAAGAAACGGGGAAAGAAACCCAAAGCTAAAAAACAAGATTAGTATTGCCTGAGCTATTGTAGCGACTAGATATATCCGTTAAAGGAATTAAAGCGGCATCCCCATTAATAATGGTTTTTTTTCCTGATTCAACAATAGAAGTACTAGTATTTTTAGAGACGAGTTGTAATTGAGGTATTTGTAAATCATTATCGAGAACCATTTTATTATTAAATATTTCTAGAATCTTAGAAACAATTGGACTACGTTCAATATCGGAATATTTCATTTCTACCATTTCAATAGAAGCTTCATTATGCTTCTTATAAGCTTTAATTTTATTCATAATATCCAATAACCCATTATCTGCACACCGATCCGATTGTTTTAAATCCCCCGTAATCACCATCTTCGATCCTTCGCCAATACGAGTAGTAAGCATGAGCATTTGACCAGGACTAGAATTTTGCATTTCATCCGCAATAATAAAGCAGCGTTTAAAAGTACGTCCGCGCATATAAGCCAACGGAGATATTTCTATAACACCTGAAGCCAACATAAAATCTATCTCATGTTGAGGAAAATATTCCAAAAAGATATCCATTAATGGCCGAGTCCAAGGATCCATTTTTTTCACCAACGTACCAGGTAAGAAACCAAGTTCTTCTTCTTCCACAGGAACAATAGGACGAGTAAGTACAATCTTTTGGAAAGTCCCCTTCTTCAACCCATCAATAGCAGTTACACACGCAAAAAGAGTTTTACCGCAACCAGCAGGACCTATACCGAAGACGATAGGAACAGAAGCATTATTAAGATAGGTAACGTATTGTTTTTGATTTTCGGATCTAGGTCTATAAATAGGAGCCATGTTCTTTTGTTTAGATTTACGATTCGTATCATAATCAATTCCTGTTTTTTTAAGTCGGATCTGAAAAGGTTGTACCAGACCAAGTCTTTGTTTATGAAACGCAGAAATTCTAGAGAAAAGAAACATAATTATATAACTAAATTTCATCTAGTTATATTAATAAGATACTATTTATATTTTTTGAACCATACATATAACTTTTCGATCTCCAGAATGTCTTTTATCTGATACACCTCCAATTTCAACTCTACTTTCAAATAACATTTTTGTCAATTCAGTATCGACTGAATAACCAGTTTTTTTTAAATAACCTAAAACAGATGGGATATCATCCGCAGTCATAAAGACATCTGTCATTTTCCAATTAAAACCACAAGAATTTTTAGGATACCTCAAGAGAACATGCACACATGAACCACCGAATGCCCGGCCAAAATTAGGGCTTGAAAAAACACCAGCTTCTTTAAATGGCGATAATTTTGGTAAATTTATGGTGGTTACCATATTAGCAATAGGACCATCTGGCATTTTATCGAATGTAATTATATTTTGATATGTTTGGTAATGTGGGTTTAATATAGGTTCTAAATAAAGGACAAATGTAGAACCAACATGAGCAAACGGACTAATCATTATTATATTATAAGCAAAGGTAAATAAAAAATATAAAATTAAAAATATATAATCATGTCATCCGGAAAACATATGATTTGTGATATTAAAAATATTAAAAATACGAAATTACTGAATTCACCAAAAGGTCTTACACATTTGTTAGACCAAATATGTTTACAACATAAATACACTATTTTAGAAAAAATACAACATATATTTGACCCCCAAGGGTTTACTACTATTTATTTACTATCAGAATCACATATATCTATTCACACATTCCCTGAAAACAATTATGCAGCGATAGATATTTATACATGTCGAAAGTATGACACAAATTTGGTATATCTAGAGATTTATGATTTTTTAATAAAAGAATTTCAAGCGGACCTAGAAATCCCAGTCATAATAGATAGGAAATTTTAACCCCTTAAGGGTCGGTTTAAAAAAGTGTATAAATATAGTGGATATTAGTGGAAGCATCAAAATTACAATAACAAATCGAATCATTATTATCATAAAGCATATGTTGGCTATCTTTTAGTCTAAAAATAAAATTTTCTTCAACATCATTATTATGGCGTAGGACTATTCTACCCCCCATAAACCGGTTATTATTACTATAACAAACACCACGATCATCATTAGAAACATTTGCATTTGTATCATATATATTTGAATTATTCATGGTATTATAGATAACATCATTAAATAAGGTAGGACCGGTTGCTTTAAAGATATTCCGTTCTTTATTTTCAATACGAGTTATCATTTCTTCGATTACTTTTAACATTAATTCATGTCTAGGTCGTATCATAAAACAAAACTGTTCCAAATTCACATCACCATTTATAAAAAAAACAAACTCATCATTTGGATGAATAAAGGTATTCAAGTCTAATTCAATAGAAGCATCAAGATCTAAATAAACTCCACCGAATAAATATAAAATAATATATCTAATAAAATCACCTTTTGCTGCGCCTAAAATTAACTGTTGAAAAGCATTTAATACTCGATCACCACAATAAGTTTTCATAATTTCTATGCCTTCATTATCGTTTATTAATCTATAATTATACTCAGGGTTTCTCTTTCGAATTTCCATAATATTATTATAAATAGCTGGATGAATTTTATTCGTAGAATAGGTTTGAAATATTATTTTTGGTATTTTTTGGGGAGATGGTTCAGAAATAGAGGATGGAATAAAAATAGGTAGTTCTACAAGTTCTACCATTATATAGAATAAAAAAGAAGAATAAATAAATTATTTTACGGATAAATAATTTATTTCTGAAGGGAAACTCGTATATTATAAAACCTGTTCTTATATGTCTTTTTATATTTCTTAATCATTTCTTCAACGTCCTTCTTTGTAATGTTTGACCCATCCTTTGCCTCTTGCAGTAGTTCTAAAAGCTCAACTTTATTCGACAATAAATAAAGATTAAAACTTTCTGCAGGAGATATAGTGCTCATCTTAGTATCATCATCTAAAATAAGCTTAGCATGATTATTAATTTGAAAATGGATATGTTTATCCATTCTCTCCAAAATATCAGAACATATAGTCTCATAAGATTTCCTAACTTTCTTTTCATGTGATGTATCATTATTGTTTGACTTATTACGATAATAATATCTTGTGCTTTTAAACATCTTATCTAGTATGTCCCCATTAAACCCAGTATTCGTTAGACGTTTTACTTCTTCATTAATAAGTGGTTCAACTTCTTCATCTTTAATCCAGGTTTGCCATTCTTCCTTAAACGTTTTACGATCATCAAATTGGTGAATCTTGGCAAATTCTGAAAGATGATCTATCATTTCATTCGAAAGTATAAATCTATGGGTTTTCAATAGGATTTTTTGGGCCGGACAATCCATGATAAATAAGTTAATTAATTTTATTATCAAAAAAAATTTGAAAACAAAGCAATCAATTTTTTAATCCACGATTATCGAGTTGAAATAATCCGATATCAATTGATAATGTTTATCCATCAAAATTTTATAAATTATGTCAAAAGATTTTTCATTTTTCGTAATTAAACATAAAGGGAAAGCAGAGAAACCCGATAATAAAGTTACATCTTGATAACAAGAAGGCAAATCACAAAGATCTGTTTTGGACAAATTCCAGAAAATAATATGCGGAGGTTCTATTTGAAATAGATTGCAGTAATTTTTTATATATTCATAATATGTATCCATATTACCATTCAACTGATTAGAAAACAACACCAATTTCATATTTTTAATAATAGAATTCGTTTCGGAAAGGGCTTCTACTAAGATATCAATACCTTTCTCAAAAGAAAATGCGATATTTTTTTGAGAACAAGTCAATTTATGTATGGCTTCTATGATAGACATAAATGTAACATGTTCTTCAATATTAATCCAAGTAGGTACATTACCTATGGCGAATATGCGTTTTCCAAATGAAGAACGTTGAGCTACCAATATGGATAATCCTAGACCTGTATAAAAGGATTCTGCATCATATTCTAACATTTTATAAGATATATCAATCATAGGAATAGTATTCATAAAATAAGAGGATTGAGATTTTGAAAAAAATTGCCATTTTTCATTCAATAAGTCACCTTCAATAGAATTATTATTCTTATGAGAAGGTTCGAGTTGAATTAATCGAAATGCTTCCTTAACAAAATAAGAGATAGGTAATTGTATTATGGATTTTTTTTCAAACGAAGAAAAATTACAGATAGGAGTACACTTTTCAATATATTTTTGAGAACATTTTTTCTTTTTATTCTCATTACAACGGTCATGACTAGTATCACTATCTAAAATAGATGATAAAAAAATACGGGGGTGTTTCATAACAGTATACTTAGAGACAGTATAAGGATCGATCTCATCCCATTTTCTAGAGGAGAATTTAATTTCTGCAGTATCTATATTTTTATTCATCTTAGAAATAATTTTACGGTATTGACGTTTCGATTTTAATAATGCGGACATATAATTAGGTTCATTTATATTTAACCATCCAATTTTCCAACGAGAAAAATGGTTTGACCAGTGAATAGCAAGCTTTTCAAACAACCATGAAAATTGTTTTTTTTCACGAGGAATCCATTTTGCAATATTAGAAACGTTATTTCTAGAAAAACTCCAAAAATCAGTATCCTTTTTTAATTTTTTATTTACAAATTCAATACAAATTTCTATGAAACTATCATCTTCTTGTTTTGTCGAATGCATTCGAATATATTGGCATAAATATTTAATATCACGTAAACAACCATAGGTTTCAGTTTGATAGAGTAAATAAACTGCTAGTGTGGGAAAAACCTGATGTAATTCATAGATCATCATATAATACAGATCGTGCTCTCCTTTACCTCGAAAGATATCTCTAGTATTTACAACTAACTTATAAATAAGTTCGATGTATTCCAAATAAAAAAATTCAGAATCCGGGATACCATGTTTACGTGAATAAATGAATTCCCTTTTTAATAATTTGAGAACATCTCGAAATTCAATAGCCATTTTTTCAATATGTAAAGGATCAGTTTTCCGTAGTAAATTAAAATATAAAAAAACAATTTGTTCTCGAAAATAAGAAGTATACTTCGTATTTGAAAAAGATGTTGTGAAAACTAAATCCATGTAATTAATAGTATAAGACATAAAGCGTTTATATATTTTATGTGTAGCAATTTCATGATACTTCTTTTTTTCGAGTACTGCGACCACTTTTATTTTTATTTTTATTTTTCATAGAGGTTTCAATAGATCCGGTTTGTATTCTAACTTTTTTCGTATTTGTTTTATTCGATATTTCAGGTATTACGGATTTTAATATAGATTTTAGTGTAGTACGATGATTAAGCAATTCAATCTCTTGAAATAAAAAATAAATAGAATTTATCTCATGAAAAATAAAAATAGAAGAGGGTATTTTAATATCATTTGTTATGGGAAGAGATTTAAAAAAAGGGGATACTTCTTGTTCCAGATTTTCTTTTTTAGAATAGGATTGTATATGCTCAGGATCTAAATCAACTAAATAAGATAGGATATCTAGAAATTTATATTTGGAAAATTGTGTTTTAATCTTCTTAGACTGAACAATTTGCAGTAATTGCTCTTTTGTTAAATAAGAATATTTTTTATCGTCAGATAAAGTAAGCGGGTATTTATCATTAATTATTTTTTCAATATATAGATTACGATTAATGTAAATAAAATATAGATTTATATGATCCATAGGTTCTCGTAGATATGCTTCTTGAATAGAAAAAAGGCGTTCTGTATCATTTATCCACGATGTATCTAAATCTTTATTACTATCCGTCTCATGATCTATATTTTCAATTTCATTTGGATAAACAAAATTAACATTACTATACAATTCATCAATCATAAGGTTAATATTTTCTGATTTTTTTTCCACGTCTTCCATTTATATTTTATCATATAACATTTTATACTTTCAAACACAAAAAAACATAAAGATAATAGATTAGTTATATTGTCTCGAAACAGCAAAAAAAGATGTTTTTACACATATGAAGTATCTTATACTAATACGTTAGAGTTATATTTAACTCACGGCACATAAAATAATATATTTGATGCATAGCAAAAGGATATATTGTTTTCAAGATAATTCATGTAATATACATCAACAACTTCATGTACTGCAAATTAAATTATAAATATGCCTTAGTAACGTTACTCGAGACAGAAATGTGTAATTAACACATTATTGGACATTTTTGGGGGGATAATATCTGATAGAACTTCAGATATTATCTAAAAAAATACAAAATAATTTTTATAAATATCATAACCAGCATCGGTTTGAGGTTTTTCTTCAATAATATTTTTAATAGTTTTTTTAATAATAGAACTACTATTCTCAATAGGGTATGAACCACCATTTCCGCCATTTTGCCATGTTATAAAACCATGTTGTGTCAATGGTAGTAAAAAATCACAATATTGTTTATTATGATGTTCTTCAACTTCAGTAAAACAATAATTCGAAATAAAAAATAAATTAGTATCTGTAATATTCTTACCATAAGTTTCAGCGGAATGAACCCGAATAGTAGAGTATAGATTAGAACTATGGATTTTAAGATAGTTTTGAATTAAATTACAAACAACGGGCAAATCAACAAGATGATAATTTTTAATAGTAATATTTTGCAAACGAGAAAAATATTGGATAGATAAACAAAGACCACCATAGCCACAACCAACCTCTACCATATTTTCACAGCCGGTTTCTTTAAAATGATTTAAAATAGTTAATGCATGGTAAACATACCTTAAAGTAGTAGGACTGCACTCAATAATATGAGTAAATTGAAAAAGAAACATATTCTTATTTGGACATCCATATTTATCATTCATATTTATAAATCCAATTAAATTTTCATAGGTTATATCTGGAAATTCGGTTTCGATTAAACTTAAATATTGAAGTCCCAAATCATAAGAAACATGTTCTAATATTCCGTTATAATGAGGATTCGACTTAAAATTATCAAACTCAATATTTACGGAGTTTGATTCAAGATACTGAACATAATTATTATACATGTTATGTTTGTAAATTAAATATAGTTTTCTATAAATGATTTTCATTACAATTTATTTATTAAATTTATAAATCTTTTTTCACAAACTTCCATAGATAGGTTTTCAAGAACAAACTCACGAGGCCGATAATTTTCCAAATTTATAAAGAATTTCTTACAAGTTTGCTCAAATTCAGTAATATCATAAAAATATTCACCACACCTTTCATCCCAATACGGAATAGTAGATGCAGGAATATCAGAATAATTTTGGCCACATTCTTGGTTCATAGATTTTACGTTCCAAACAAGAAGCGGAACATTACAAGATAATGCCTCTTCCAAAGCAAATCCTTGACTTTCATGAGCGTCAAGCCAAATACCATATTTAGAATTTTGTAAATATTCGATATATTCATGTTCATGATATCTCTGGTGATAACCAAAGATTCGATAGTGAATATTATTTTGTTGAAGTGTTTTTTCTATAAATTCTAGTTCTGCAGGTTGTCTTGATTTATAATAAATAAAAACAGAATTTCTTTGTTGAATGGGTTGTGTTTCACAAAATTTATCAGTATCAACACCAAATGGAATATCAACAAGATTAAGATTATCACATATATCATAAGATTGCCATATTTTTTTATTCCAATTAGATAAAACAAGGTAACTAGTTTTTGAAGATTTTATTGATAATAACTTTTCGCTTGGAAAAACACTAAAATGTGGGCCAAAAATAAAACGCACACCAGGATATTTCGAAACATCAATAGGATCAGTAGGACTATATACACAATCAAATTGAGTTAAATCATAATTTTCTAACTCAGACATAGAATGTATAATTTCAAGCGAAATGCTTTTATAGCTAATAAGAGAATGCATGTTTTTAGCATGCATCCATGTATTGACAAAAAGGATTTTCATATGTAAATAATTTAATTATAGATTTAAGTTATTTAAAACATATATATGATTATTTGTATATGCAAAACAAAATAGCAATTATAGATAATAAAAATCAGGATATAGGATTAAAAATACTTTTTCCAGAAGCAGATTATTTTATATTAGAAGAAGAATTTGATAGAACAAAGCTTTGTAACAAATATAATATAAATCCGATAGTACATAATAAAGATATGAATATATTTGAATCTGTAACTAGTAAAAAATACGATACACTTTTTATTATAATATCGATATACTGTACTTTGAAAGAATATGATAATAAATCAAAATCTTATTGTAAAAACACATATAACAAATTAATAGAAATTATAGAGTTTATTAACAATAATAGTTTTGAAAATATATGTTTTTTTGATAATAATGATTATGATTATGATCCAAATATAGGATTCGAAAGTGAATTTATAAAGAAAAAAAATATAAAATTCTTTAAGAGGTATTATAACAAGGAAAAAATATATGGATCAAATGTGAATTCATTTCCATATATAACATTTGGACATGAATGTAATTTGGATATATTAAATAATTTTGAAAAAAATATAGATAGTTCAAATAATAAAATGTCTCGAATATTTTTTTCAGGATCACCAGTAGTTCATATAGATGAAACCTATGGAATAATTCGTAATAGAAAAGAAATGTTATTGAAAATTATGGGAAAAATTAATTTATATACTCCAGGTTATTTACCAAATGATGCGTTTATTGCAGAAATGAAAAAATCTAAATATTCTCTGGATTTATTAGGTGTTGGTGATCCAAATACACGCACATATGAAATATTATCATGTGGTTCATTAAGATTAGGACAACGCTCAAATTTAAAATGGACATTTGATGCTAATCTATGCGAGGAAACTATATTTGATGATGAAAACGATTTATTAGAAAAAATAATTAGGTTAGAGAATGAAGAAGGATTATATGAAAAATGTATGGCAAACCAAAATGAGATAGTTAGTAAATATATGAATAACGTAGTATTACGTAATTATATAATGGATAAGTTATAATAATAAACAATTATAACAATATAAAAAATTATTAAGAATAAATATATATTTATGGAGTCAAATATAACAGCTATTATAAATATTTTCCGAAGAACATATTCATTAGAAGAACAAATTAGATCTATTAGAGAACAAACTGTTCCACCCAAATCAATTATGATCTGGAATAATGGAAATAGAGAAGTAGATTTAACAAAGTATAAAAATGACCCATTTTTTAAAGTATTTGATTGCAATTATAACTCAGGTGTATGGTCTAGATTTTTAATTAGTCAATTAGCAGATACAGAATACGTATGTATTTTTGATGATGATACAATTCCAGGAAATAATTGGTTCAAAAATTGTTTAGAATGTATGAATAATAAAGAAGCATTATATGGCACAATAGGAGTTGTCTTCAAGGATTCAGATACAACATATGATTTTCATATTAGACATGGCTGGGATAATCCAAATATTAAACCTAAGCCTGTAGATATTGTAGGACATTCCTGGTTTTTCAAAAAGGATTGGATATGTTATTTTACAAGAGAGCCTCCAAAAGTAAATGAGCAGTTTAGTGTTGGAGAAGATATGCATTTTTCACATATGCTTCAAAAATATGGAAATATACCTACCTATGTACCACCACATCCCAATACTAATCTATCTCTTTTTGGATCAATTCCTAGAATAGCATTCGAATATGGAAACGATGGAAATTCCGGTTCTAATATAGTTTGTAATTTTCATATTGCATATTCGGAATGTATATCGAATGGATTTAAAACACTAATTAAAAGACAAAATATAACTAGTTCACATGATTTTGATTATTTCATAGAATTAATAAGAAAAAACATAAATTTTTCAATAATACGTCCAGCAGATGGAGAATACCATGTTTTAAAAAACAATACATTAACAAATATTGATAATTGGACATTTCGAGAAAACGGAAAATTAAGTAAAGATTTACATAATTCTATATCATTAGCCTCAAAAAAGAATTGTTATGTAGGTATTCCATGTGGTTGCTGCAATAGAGATATGGCAAATTGGTACATATCAACATATGAATTAAATCCAAATTATACAACGTTTGCCAACGTTTTCGTAAATAAAAATTGGAAAAAATGGACTACATTTTTATTAAAAGAGAAACCATCATTTATTTATGTAGGACCAAATAATTTACCTAGTGAGTTTTTAGTAAAACAATTTATCCAAATCCCATTATTATTAGTTAATGACTGGGATTCAGTTGGAGAAGAATTTTTATCAAACATATTAATTGAGATTAAGAAACATAAAAATAAGATATTTTTATTCTCAGCCGGTCCTATTTCAAAAATAGTAATTAGTAATGCATGGGATCAACATCCACATAATATTTATATTGATATAGGTTCTAGTTTGGATCTTTTTACAAAAGGACAAACCAATAGAGAATATGCAATTGAAAATTCAGGTTTATCAAAATTAGAATGCAAATTTGATTCTGATTTAATAAATATTTAAAACCTTGAAGAATTAAAATGAAACTTTTTCCCATTTTTTTCTTAAGGGTCGTCAAACATAACCAGTTAAAATAGGACCACAAAGTGTCCAAATTTAAATGTTCACAGGTTTAAACAACCCACTTTTTTACAATATATGTTTTAGTATTTTGCGTTTATTGATTATAATTTAATTAATTATAATCAATAAATGAAATTGGCACAAAAAATAGAAGATATTTTTTTTCGAATATCTATGTTTATAAGTTTAATTAATATATAGTTAATGTTTCTATTATTTTTTTATAAGATATCCCATCTCCAAATGGACAATCAGCATTAACAATATAATCACTATTTATTTTATTAAATAATTCGGGCAAATCATTCGGTAATTTACATAAAACACCATGGTTTTCTAAAATTTCAGGGCGCTCTGTATCCTCACGACAAATAATAATTTTTTTGTTTAAAAAACTAGCCTCTTCTTGAATACCACCACTATCTGATATAATAAATTTGCATTTTTTCATTAAATCCATAGTATCTTGATGCGACATAGGTTCAATTACACGAATATGTTTTAAAATATCTCTATGAATTTGTACACCTGGATTAGGATGTATAGGTAATATAAATTCAATAGTAGGATTCTCAATAGCTAATTTATCAAGAATAGTAAACCAATCTTTCATTATAGATAAATTATTACGACGATGTAATGTTACTAATATTTTATTCGTATATTCACAACCAGATTTATTAATATTATCTAGACCAGTATTACCAACAACATAAATGGTTGCCTCATCTATATTCTCAGATAATAAGTTTTTTTTATTACTTTTTGTAGGACATAAGTGTATGTCAGCAATACGACTTATCAATTGACGGTTTAACTCCTCAGGAAAAGGGTCTTGAATATTATGTGTACGTAAACCAGCTTCCAAATGAATAACTTTTTTATTCATATGGTAGGCAGATAAAGCAATTGCAAAAGCAGTTGTAGTATCACCTTGTACTAAAACCGAATCAATATTCTCAAATATATGGGTATGCTTTAATATATGAATAACTATATCATTTAATCTATTAGCAGAATAGGAATCTTTAAATTCAAGATGATAATCTACCGAAATGTTTTTCAATAAATCATTATGTTGACCTGTAAAACATGTCTTAATATTATTTAAATTTTCTATTAAGGATTTAACCTTTATATATTCAGGACGAGTTCCAAAACAAATAAGAATCATTTATAATAAATCATTATTTATTTTTTAATATTTTTCCGCTTTACTTAATAAATCCTTTTTATCGAGTTTATTACAATTTAAATCATAAATATTATCATGATTCGTCGCTAAGGCTGCTACACGTCCATAATTTGAATAAGTAGAAATATACAAAGAAGCTGTATACTGAGATAAAACAAGATTATCAACAAAAATTTTGGAAATATCATCTTTTATAAGATTTCGATCCATATGTTGCACAATATCGTCATAATATATCATATTATCAGGATTCCATAATTCTAAAGCTATTTTATGAATATTATCATAATCACTAGTAATAAATACATTATGATCTTCAGAAATATGATTTTTAATTCCAGTCAAAATATCAATTATCATAGAATCGTCATATAGGTTATAATCTTCATTCTGAAATGTATTAATCATACGTTGATCACCAAATCGAATTTGTATACCTATAATATTTTTCTTATTAAAAACCAAATTATTTATTTTTTCAATTAAGAAAGGAGTAGGTTTTAAGGTATCTGTATACAATTGTCTATACTCATGAAATATATCATCGTAATATTTTTCATTCAAGAACAATTTATTCTTATAAATGTATTGAGCTAATTCTGTATTCAAGTACATAATATTAATATCATCAGTAAATAATTCAGTTTCAGTCATTAAATAATCTTTTAAACCCGTTTGATTATCTATATAAGAATAAATTTTACATCTTTCCTTCTCTGAAAAGTGCAAAGTGAGAATTCCTCCTCGACGTACATTCGTTGCCATTTTAGTGGAAATTTGAATTTGTGATCGTTCAATAGAATTATATCGAAATTGTTGTAAATCTAAATCATATTCGCCATAATCAAAATAACTTTTAATATCTTCTTTATTCCATAAAATATAAAAAGGTTTATTCAATAATTTTGCAATAAGTTTACATGATATTAAGCCAACAATTCTATCACCAAACCCTCCCAATAATCTTGAATTATCAAATGTAATAATAAACATAAATATGTTTTATATTATTAAATATAAATTTGCACGAATATAAAAAATTGATCTATGAAGTAAATAAAGTTTTGAATAAGATAAACAATAAACCCCAAAATGTCTTCGATTTGTATACCCCGAATTGAATCATCTATCTCAAAGGAATATATTTATAAAACATTAACGGATCTTCAAATAGGTTATATTCATAAAATAACAGAGATACCACTTCGAAATGATCCAACTCATAAACGTATTATAATAAGTATAAATTGGAATAAAAATCCAAAGTCTGAAAATATACAAAAAATATTAGCAAACAGTGGATGTTTAAAATTAGTTTATGATATGCCATGGTATTGGAAAATTGTAACTACTCATCCACAAATATGAATTGAAAATATTTATCAATAATAGGATTCATTCCTTTTGTATACGATTTATGTATAGGACGTTTAAAAAAACAAAAAGATGACAAACAAAACCATTCATTTTTTTTTATTTCAGCATAATTAATTTCCTTCGTAAAAATCGAATCAATTTGCGAATATGCATTTTGGAAATCGAATATCTCGTCTTTTAATTTATTTTTAATTTCATACAGGAATTGTAAACGATTTCGTAATTTCATATTTTCTACAGTATCTTTACTAGGTAATCCTAATTTGTACAAAATATAACGTATTTCATTTTTAATATCTCTGAACTTCAAAATAAGATTTTTTTTGTAGATCTCAACTTTTTTTATAAATGAAAAAATATTAATATGACAGATAATAGGAAATAATAACTTTATTTCTTCAGGTAATAATATATTTGTCGATTCCTTTATCTCAGTCATTTTTTTTTCTATTTCCTTTATTTTATTAAGAACCAAAGATGTTTTTTCCTTATTATTCTCAATAAATAATAGTTTACTATTTGTCATTTCTAACGTAGTTTCTATTTTATCATATTGTTTCGCATTTTGCAAATAATTTTCAATCGATGATTCTAATTTTAAGTAATTAATAAAGGATATACAAAGCATTATAATAGCATTTAATGCGGATATAAGACCTCCATTCCATTGGGTACATTCTATAAAAGGAGCTAACATAGTTATTACTGAACTAATTAATAATGTAGGAAACATAAGACAATTTAATTTACGTTGTGTAATATGATTGGATTGAATATACAAATTTTTTTGTGCTTTTACATACGTAGTTAATATATCAATTTCACTAGAAAATTTATTATCGTTATTTAAATCATAATATTTATAAATGATTTGTAGAGTATCCGCATAAGATAATTTTTTATAACCTGTATTTGAAAACATGAATTTATTTTCATTATCAGTATCATAATCTATATCATTATTATCAGATTCATTACCACTACCACTACCACTACCACTAGCACTACCATTATTCGATATCGTAACAGGACTATTACTACGAATATAAAAATTTTGGTAAGATTTACTATTTATAGTTTCATGACTCAACAACTCCCGAATTTTATCCAAATCTTGTTGTATTTTTGTATTAAAATGATTTTCTGTATAGTCAATAAGGTTTATTTCTTCTTGAATATTATCAATACTTATTGAATTTTCAATTTGCAAATTAATATGGTCTGAATGAATTGGCGTAGAAGTATTTGATGAACTTAAACAAATATCATCATCCGAAATCATGAAATAATATATATAGAATAATATATAAAAATGCGTAAAGAATACTTAATAGAAAGTATATTCGATAAAGTTTTAGAAGATAGGGAGAAACATATACTTAATAAAAAAGTAGAAGAAATTTTAAATACTGGACTAGAGTTATCTAGTAAAACATTCGATGAAGAAGAATTAAATAATGATGTAGATCCTGAAGAAATATCTTTGAATGATGAGGAAAAGGAGGATGAGGAACCAAAGAAGGAAGAAGAAACAACTTTCTTAGAGGAAGAAAAAAAACAGGAGTCAGTAGAAGAGAAACTACCAGAAAAAATTACGCAGGAAACACGCAGTATCTATAAGCGTTTATTTTCCTGTTTCAAATAAATTATTGTTTATAATAGTAAATTATCTATTATAAATAACATCAAAAAAATTGAAGTTTTAAAAATGATAGAAAAATAATATGTAATAAAATAATAACATGACGATTTCAGAAAGAGGCCTACAAAAAAAAATAATAAAAACCTATGAAATAGGCCTTCGTAATTATTTATTAACTGCTAGATTTAATGAGACTACATGGTCAGAAAATATAAAGTATAGAGAAGAGAATCCTATTGTAACATGTATTTATGGTTCACCCGTACCACTTTCTAAACACATACCAAGTGATTCGGTTATCTTTATGTTAGAAATGAATAATGATATAAATAAAATAATGGGAATTGGAATGATACGTAATCATCCTATTACAAGTAAATATTTTATTTATGAAAACGGCGATTATAATAGATATGTATATACTGGTAAACATAGGATCGATAGAAAACATATGTCAGAAGAGGAAGAAAAGGTAATGCAAATATTTGACATTTTATGTTTTAAGAGTAAAAGGCATATGAAACGGCTTCATGGACTGAAATCATTTCCAGCAGATATGCTTTATAATTGTAAAGAAAAATTAGATTTAGTGAAGTTTATAGCAAACATGTTTAAAATACGTTTAACCAGTAAAAATATATAAAAATTCTATCTGCCTCTATTATAAACATATGAATAGAAATAAAAGATCTGAAGATGAAATGTATAATGTTTCCACGTATACAGATGAAGAATTATACGACATATTAGATTTATCAAATCCTACAGATAGAGAACTAGAAGCAAAAATTATATTTCTATATCGAAAATACAAAAATATGCAGAATAAATCAGGGGATGAATTAGCAACTTTTTTTTATGATATACATAGACATTTTTTTGAAAATGATGAGGAAGAAGAAATTGAACCTGTGAAAGAGGGAATGACATCCTTAACCGATGCAGAAAAATCATTAGATATAAAAAAAACAAATTCAGATACACCAACTATTGATACAACAAATATAGTATCGGATAATAATATCAAAATTGATAAAAGTCTTGGTAACAGAATTTATTTTAGTAGCGATGCAGGAAATACATTCGTTTCTTCTGATAACAAAAGCAATATTACATATACAAAATCATTAGATTATACAGCGGATAATAATAATCCGTTATTAAAAGAGACCATAACAAAAGTAATTAGTATAGATAGTCAGTATAGATCAGATAAAACAACAATTCCTACAGAGTTCACGTTTGATTTATCAGAACCATTAAAAGACGTAGTTTCATTAAGTTTATATTCAGTTCAAATACCATATACTTGGTATACAATAGCAAAAAGTTATGGAAGTAATTTTTTTTATATTAAAGGTAATTCACCAGGTATTAATAATGGAAATCATGACATACAAGTATCTATAAGTCCTGGTAATTATAGTCCATCAGAACTAATAACCGCTATTAATAATTCTATTATTTCTAATTATTCAATCTATAGAGATGCTAGTTTTGCAGAAACAAAAATATCTTATAATGCAAACACATCGTTATCTACGATACAAGTAGGAATTACAAATCAATACAACGAAAATAGTTATAATTTGACATTCCCTTATTGGACAACACCAAATATATATGATTCAAGAGGAAATTTAGATGACGTTCAAAGATCACAAGGAATATATGCTAGTATACCTTCATTTTTAGGATTAAATCAATCCTCTTATGCATTAAATACGTTAAATTCTGGATTATTCACATCAAATGATATTTTATCAAATGATAACTCCATCTTTAAAATAGATCCATTAAGTACTACAATAACGATTATTAAATATACAAGTAGTATTGATTCAACGAATAAAATAGAATCTTATAGCCAAGTAAATAGTAATGTAGATAAAAGAATAACTCTACAATTATCTTTATTAACAGATGGTACAAAATATAGTAGAAATGAAATTGTAACTGAAATAAATAAGCAAATACACAATAATGCTTTTTTATCAAATGAATCATCAATTTCATTAGTAAGTATTACCAATAATAACGATTTTAGGTATGGTAATTCTTATTATCAATTAAAAATAAAACCAGAGAGAAAAACAACCAATAATATTACAAATTCAAAAATATGTCTTCAATTTCCTGACGAAACAAATATATCTGGTACAAATACAAGAGTTTGGACAGGTAATTCATCTTGTTTTCGTTTTTCTACGTTATCAAATGAATTACAAAAAATAGCAGGGGAAACACCTATTGTAAAACAAACGAATTTATATACTATATTACAGGGACCATATATTATCTTAAAATGTGTTAACCCTAATTTTATATCAACCAATAATGACATACAGTTTTCTTTACAAACAAATCAAGACAATAATTCAAACATCTATACAGTTTCACAATTAATAAATTCTATAAATTCTGGAATAATTAATGTAGCAAATAATTACCCTTTTTTAAATGGCTTACCGAATTTATCGTATACATATAATAACACAAGCACAAAACCACCAAATTATAGTATGGCTTTTTTAGATACGAATTACAAATTTTCATTAGCCTTAGATATAGAAAAAATATTTACAAATATAAATTATAGTATAGATTTTACAAACTGTATATTTAATTCATTATTTAATCTCGGTAATGACCAAAATAGCACTCCATTAAATAACATATCAAATAGTCCTTTAACAAATAATATAGGTTATGTAGCGGCATTTGATGAAAAAACAATTTATAATGGAGTAGTTTTATTAAAAATAAAACCAAACCGGTCCAATATGGATTTATGTGGAAATATACTAGATACGATAGGCGAAATTAAATATACAAACCCTACTGCGACGTTCTACAACTATGAATCATTATCATCTGAATTAACATCGTATTTAATAAATTATAGATACAACGGAGATCAGATATTTTTTACAGGTACATCATTTAATGTAACTATAATTGATAACTTAAATGTGAAAATAACATTAAACCTAGTAATATCAAGAACAATAGTTTCAAAGGATTATAACATACAATTTATAGATACGAATAATTCAAACAAAACAAATAAAGAAACGGTAGTTAATTTTTGGGAAGATCCATTAAACATAAATCGATCTTTATTTATAGATAATGCATTTAATTTAAATACAGTTAATGATTTATATCTTTCAACATATAGTGGTAGTACAACACTAACAGTTAAAGCTAGTTTACCTATTCAAAATGTAACTATAAATTTTTTATCTATACCAAACACTTTTAAATTTACAGCATATGAAGACGGTGTATCTACAACATTAGGAACAAATGATATATCAATTAGTATACCAATAAAAGACGTGGGTGGTAATATAATAAATTATACAAGAGATTTATTAATAACAACAATCAATAATTTACTAGCTTTGGATCCATTAGCAAAAGGTACATATTTTAAATTAAGTACGCCAGATACATTTAATAATTATTATATAGAAATATTTACTAATATCAATAAATTATATCAGGCAAAAGATTATAAAATAGTGTTTTATGATACAGTAAGTTATGTTAAGTGTTTTGTTGGTGCGAAAGGTGTTCAAAACACAACATGGGATTCTACACTAGGATGGATATTAGGATTTAGAAAATCAACCTATTATATTTTAAATACACCTGATAATGTGAATATTTTATCCCCCGATACAAATAACAATATAACTATTATAAGTGATACAGCAGTTAGTACAAACTTATTTAATTATTTTTTAATATGTTTAGATGATTATAATTTAAATCACTTAAATGATGGACTGGTTACTATAACTGGTCAGGATACTAGTGTCGCATTACCATCATACGCGGATCGTTCAAATTTCCAATGTGATCCAATAACTGGCCGGCGCGTATATAATACGACATCATCATCATCAAGCGATAAAAATTCTCAATTAACACAAAATCAACTATATTCGTTAACTCAAAAAGCAAATGCAAAAAATTCAACTACATCTAATATATTAGGCGGGGAAAGTGTAAATAGTTATGGAAGAGGACCTTTTTCAGAAGATGTTTTTGCGATGATACCTATGAAATTAGCAGGATTACAAAATGGTTCTTATTTCGTAGAATATGGTGGAACCTTACAAAATAATAATCGTTATTATTTTGGTCCGGTAAATATTCATCGTATGACTGTTAAATTAATAAGTGATAAAGGGAATATTGTAGATCTAAATGGAACGAATTGGTCATTTAGTTTCCTTTGTCAGCAACTCTATAAAAAAGATAAAAATATTAAAAAATAGGAAAAACTTTTATCCTAGTAATATATATGTCTCAAAGTGATTATATTAAATATAAGAAAGTAACAACAGTATTAATTGTGGATATGAGTAATAACCTTCCACCTGTTCTTAATTCTCAAGATTATTCAAATTATAAAGAATATGTTTTAGAGAATACAGTAGCAAATAATAAAATAGTATATCGTCGTGTAGTTCCATCTACAGTACAAATTGTATCTGATATGGAAAAGAATAAAGCGCAAGTCCAAAATATAGGAACATCATTATCGAATTGCCCAAGTTTTTTACTATGTAATAATACAAATAAACGTATAAATCGCAAAAAATTACCAAATGTTTATTTTACACCAATCCCACAACCATTAAATTGGTTTCAACGAAAAAATGCGGTGAATCAAAAGACTGCTTGTAAATGTATATTAGATAGTTCGAAGACAAATACGAATATATGCAGCTGCAAACTAGGTGTATAAATTTTTATTATTTTTTTAATAATAAAAATCATTAAATTATTATTGATAACCAGTTACTGTACTTAAAGTACATACAGGTACTGTGCTGCTCGCAGTCATTACAAATGCAAAAGTTTGAACAACACGATTTGCAGAAGATATATAAATAGAAGAAGAGCCTCCAGCAAAAAGAGGGGCGGCTGCGGTGCCAACCGTCGATGAAGTACTAAAAGATACATTAGTCGCATAATATTTATTTGAAGTTGTATCAATAACTATGGAAGTCATTAAAGTTCGATTAGTTACGATTGGTAAGTTCGTAAAATGAGCAGTAAAATTAGCAGTAGGAGCCGTAAAATAGAAAATAGAACCTGTAGTATAATCAAAAGTATAAACACTATTAGCTGTCACAGTTGCTATGGTAGTAGATACTTTTTCAGATATTTTATCTATGTAAGCATTACCAGTTATTGCTGGACTAACAGTCGATGCTAATGCAGTTCCAAGTACAGAAATTGTACCTAGTGAATTAATACCACCACTTCCAACGCTAAGTGAATAAGTGCTACTAATACTAGTTCCAATTCCAGCATTCCCAGCTACATAAATATTACCACCGATTCCCGCACCACCAGCTACATGAAATGCACCATTAAGTACGCTAGTAGTAGTAGTAGAGTTTGTAGCTAGATTTGAATATACAAATAAGCGTGCGCCCATAGAAACGTCTCCTTGAAAAGTAGATTGTAATAGTGTATAAAGATTTCCACTCATAGAGACGTCGCCTCTTACAAACAAACGAGCATTCAAAGAAACATCACCACCAACAAATAATCTGGTATTTATAGAAACATCTCCTTGTAAAATGGTACGTCCAAGTGTATACATATTTCCATTCATGGAAACATCGCTACCTACGAATAAGCGAGCATTCATGGAAACATCACCACCAACAAATAATCTGGTGTTCATAGAAACATCACCTTGATAAATAGTACGACCAAGTGTATACATATTTCCATTCATAGAAACATCACCAGCTACGAATAAACGAGCATTCATGGAAATATCACCAGCTACAAATAAACGGGCATTCATAGAAACATCTCCGCCGACAAACAAGCGAGTATTGATGGAGACATCACCTTGATGAATACTACGTCCAAGTGTATACATGTTCCCGTTCATAGAAACATCACCAGCTATGAATAAACGGGCATTCATAGAAACATCACCAGCTACAAATAAACGGGCATTCATAGAAACATCTCCGCCGACAAACAGGCGTGTGTTGATGGAGACATCGCCCTGATAAATACTACGTCCAAGTGTATACATGTTTCCATTCATGGAAACATCACCAGCTACGAATAAGCGAGCATTCATGGAAACATCACCACCAACAAACAAGCGTGTGTTGATGGAAACATCACCCTGTAAAACACTTCGTCCAAGTGTATACATATTTCCATTCATAGAAACATCACCAGCTACGAATAAACGAGCATTAATGGAAACATCACCAGCTACGAATAAGCGAGCATTCATGGAAACATCACCGCCAACAAATAAGCGTGTGTTGATGGAAACATCACCCTGTAAAATACTACGACCGAGTGTATACATATTTCCGTTCAAAGAAACATCACCAGCTACAAATAAACGAGCATTCATGGAAACATCTCCTCCAACAAACAAGCGTGTGTTGATGGAAACATCACCCTGTAAAATGCTACGACCGAGTGTATACATATTTCCGTTCAAAGAAATATCACTAGCTAAAAACAAACGAGCATTCAAAGAGACATCACCACCGACAAATAAACGAGTATTGATAGAAACATCGCCTTGTAAAATTGTTCGTCCAAGTGTATACATATTTCCGTTCATAGAAACATCACTACCAATAAATATACGTGCATTCAAGGAAGCATCATAATTAACATTCAAACGACCATTTAATGATAAATCCTCTGCGATTATT